AGTGTTCTCTATATTGAAGGCTACTTAAAGGTAGACTTTGATGGAGATGGCATTGCTGAGATGCGAAGGATTTGCACTGCTTAATGTCATCCAAGTAGTCAAGCATTGGGAAGGCGGCTTGACCAACAAAAGGAGTAGTAAACGGCTGAACCATACCTGGTGCTCTCATACGAATAACAGCACCAACTTCTGTATTAAGCACATCTTCCATGTTGGCCTGACCTTCCACGATTGCAGTGCGTGGGTGGATTGACTGAGCCAAAGAGTCTAGGATGCCACGTTGGACATTGGACTTGATGCGCTGAATATCCATCACTACGTCAGCAGGACACATACCAAAAAAAGTATGGGGTTCTGGATCAGGACAAAAGTCAGCAAATTGTCGGTCATCAACAATCTCATTACGCAGAACTTTGTTGCCTGTTCCTACAGTGCAAATCCTTCGCATCTCAGCAATGCCATCTCCATCAAAGTCTACCTTTAAGTAGCCTTCAATATAGAGAACACTCTTACTTGATGGATCACCATTGTTGGCGGTACTGATTACAGCAAACGGGTTACGTGCAATGTATTCATCATTGTTGTCAAAGTCATTGCCATTGCCAGCAACTTCAACCATCTCATCGTAGTCATAACCCATAGCGACTAGATCGGAAACAGTCTTCATAGTCCTGTGGCCTACAAAAGTAGCTTCATCAATAGACTTAGCTCTTCGGTCAATCAGGAACTCTTCTGGAGGTAAAGCTTCAATCTTTACTTTGCCAGATTTGATTCTGCGCTTGATCTCCACATCGTACATCATGGGTGGTGGAGTCATAATGCCTTGAGCTTGATTCATAGGCTCAGTACCAGGCACTGGATACTCACGCACCGCAGAGATTTCTACGTCTGGGTCTTCTGTCAACATCATCATGCTTTGTTCATCAAGCATAGAGAATGATTCAGCTTTGACTTCTACGGACTCATCCCAATAGTATTTGATAATCCCGCACTTGCGTACTAGAGCATCTTTAAAAGCAGAGTGAAGAATCTTAAAGCCAGGATTATCCCGCTTAAAGATGAAGTCTATGTAGTCTGTTGCTTGTTCAGCATTGGCTATATCTTCTGGTCCTTGTGGGGTAAACTCAACCACACGCTCTGGACCAAAAAAGATACGCATTAAGCTTGGCAGGATGCCTTGTACTGTATCCCGTACATCCATTGATACTACTTGTGAACGGCCTTCTTCTTCGTCACCAAAAGGTGAGCCATAGTAGTAAGAAGTAGCTAATGCACGATTGAAACCAATATCGTCATCAATAAATGAAATTGCATCTGTAATCTCAGCTGAGATAACGCCTTGCAGTTCTTCTTCTGACATTACCTCATCTTCTTGCATTTGTCCTTGCAAGGTTTCAGCCATCAACATGGGGTTTTCGTTAATCATATATTTCCTTATCTAGAACCGATATAAGGGAGGATTCCAGAATTAGTATTTTGTAATAGAGAAGGGATGCCACCAACGTAATTGCTAGCCATACCACCATAGGTATTACCCATCTGTGGAGACATAAGAGATTTTTCATCTTCTTTAGGATTGAATGAATATTTAAAAGCAGAGTTAAACATATCACCTGCTGAAGCATTGGGATTAGTTATACCTTTATAGGCCTCAATAGCAGGAGCCATTTGTTGGTTAACTTGGTTTTGTGCAAATCCACCTAATGTGTCACCAAAAGACATTGGGGCAGCACCACCACTCATTACGGCTTCTGAGCCACCTACCGAACCTTGATTTATGCCAAGTGACTCTAGAAGTGATGCTAATAAATCATTCATTTAATCTTCCTCATCTTTCATGTTGTATTCAGTCTTAGCCATCATCAACATATTAGATTGACTCTTGCTCATCTTCTTAGTGATAGGGCCACCAGATAACCATGCTGAACAGGTACGATTACCTGCACACTTAAAGTCAAACAGTTCACAGTAACCTAGATTAGCCGCACCCTGTACATCTTTTGCATAGCCATCAGTCTCTTCATCTATACCTTTTAGGATACAGTCCAACATCTCTGGAGTCTGGATAAAGGCAGCGCAATTACCACAACGCATGGTTTGGGCTTCTTCAACAGGAGTTTGCCACTCATCTGCTCTTTCCATCCAGAAGTCAATGTTGTCTTCTTCTGGGTTAGCAGGGCCATAACCTACGTTTTTAAATGCCCAATCACGGGCTTTTAGGTTGACCTTGATGTCATAAGTGGCGATAGGGCATTTCATATTTTTACCATTTAACTTTATTAGCCCAATATGCTGCGCTCATTTTGCCTTTGGCAATATTCTGAGCATGACGGGCTTTAAATGCTTCGTTTCTTTTAGATCCATCAGGACTACCAGAAACACCTTGTTGACCAAAGCGAATTAACTTCACTTCGTCACCAGACTTAGCCAATACTGCATGGCTTTTCTCTGGATGACCAGGAGTCCTCTTTGGTTTGTTGTAACCAGAGAATTCTTCTGATCCTCGCTTAATCATTTCTTTTTAGCAGTCTTAGCCGCTTGCTTAAAGTCTTTAGCAGTAGGAGCACCTTTACTGCCTACTGGACGCATCTTCTCTTTAGAACCAGCCTTGATACGTGCTTGTTTGGCATTGATATTGGCATAGAGTCCAGGCTTCATAACAACTCCGTAATGCTGATTGTTGATGCTGTAACTGTTGAATCTTTAATAACTGCAATCTTGTCACCAGAAGCTACTGCAAAGATTTCAATGTTGTTTGCTGGCATCATCATACTTGTTGTAATACTAGCAGTTGGAGCAGATCCAAACTGAATATGGCAGTGGCCTAAAGAGCAAGCAACTCGGACATGGGTTGTACTAGCGGCAAAAGCAGTGCTAGCGGCAGTTGTATTACCTGCAGCAATTACTTGGGTAGTGCTAGGTCTAAATACATTAAGAATGGTATTACCATTATTATCTCTTGTTAAGAAAGACATGATTTTCCTTTAGTTGGTTACTTTTTCTTCCGCTTGGATTCGGAAATTGCAATAGCGATTGCTTGTTTTGGGTTCTTGACGACAGGTCCACCCTTGCCAGAGTGCAACTTCTTGTCTTTGAATTCACCCATGACCTTGCCAATTTTTTTGGCGGCTGCATCCATTTTCATAGGAATCTCCAATATAGGTTTCGTGATACTACCATATTTAATAAAAAAAAGAGCTACTTGCTTAAGGTAGCTCTAAAATGGCAACGGCAATCAGACCAATCCTCGGATCAGCCTTTTAATCGGCTTTCCCCAAGATAGATTAGATCCCCAAGAGATGGTGGCGGCATCTGAGGCAAATGTCAATACAAAAGCGTCAGCCATGTCAGGAGATTTTAATCCCCGCCTTCTAATATCGTCCTTAGATTCAATCTTTATCTTGCCGTTAGATGTAAAGGTGTACCTAACTGTCGCCAATTCAGCAATGAAATCCTCGTTATTTGGTATCTTGCAGTCACGTTTCTCAAGCCAGGCTTTGGTTTTATGCCAAAGTTCAGCTCTTAGATTCAGATAAGTACCACCCATAGCAGGACTTTCTGACACGTTAATCCCACGGGCGGGTAGTTTTAGCTCTCTGAGTCGGTCAACAACACCTGCTCCCAGACCGATAGAGTCAACCAGAATCTCTGTAGGACGGGTTTTGTGGTCACAGGCTTCATACTGGGCGACTACTGCGCCTGTTAACTGCATCAGGTCTAGGTTTCTCCAGCGTTCTAGTGTATGAACCACATTGGATTGACGCTTACACAGAACTGACGAGTCAGAGCCGAACCTAGCCACATCCAATCCCCAAACAATCGGAGCGTCTTCATAGGCTCTAGTGTCTCGATGTTTGGCAGACTCCAATAGTTCCATAGGGATAATCGTGTCATCATCACTCCTTGGGAATTCACCTAGAACCCTGATTCTAAAAGCATTACTTTCCTCGCCATAGCGAGATTTCATGTCTTCTACATATTCGTTACTAACACGGGTAGAGTCCAGACAGGATACCCGTCTAGTCCACCATTCGTCTTTCAGTCTATTGTGTGTGTCAAAGAAGAAGCCAGAAGACCTGACGGGGTTCCCAAGAAGGATGGTCAGAGCATTATGACCAGACATAGAACCAGCAGCGGCCTCGAATACTGCCTCTGGGACACCAGAAGCCTCATCTGCTACCAGCATGACGTTATCAGAGTGGACACCTTGTAAAGCTTCGGGTTGTTCAGCACGAGAAGTCCTTGCAGAGATAAAAGCCTCGGTAGCACTTGCCTTGAGTTCTATCCTCTCTTGTTTGACATCAAGTAGGTCTTGGATAGGTTTGGGTAGTTCTTTGACCCATCTCTTTAGTTCGGCAAACAAAGCGTCATAAAGTTGGGCAGAAGTAGGGGCAGTAACCACTACCTTGACGGGATACCTGGTCAACAGGAACCAAAGCATTGCCCAAGAAGCGGTAGTGGACTTACCGACTCCGTGACCAGAACGGATACTAATCTTACGTTCACCAGTGGCAACAGCGTTAAGAAAGTCTTTCTGTCAATCATCAGGCTCTACTCCGAGAACCTCTTTAACGAACAGGGCAGGGTCATTTCTGTAAAGCTTAATGAACTCGATAAAAGGATTATG